CTGTAAAGTTCCTATAGAATCTAAAACTGGCCTTAAAGAATCATTATTTTGTAAGATTTTTTCTTTATCTATAAAAAGAGCTTTAAGAATGAGGTTGCAACTAGCATCATTAGCCGATGCGTCAAAATGTTTAACAAATTTAGAGTCTATTTCAAAAGGAACTTTATTTCCACCTGCTTTAACCACCTTTATTATCTTTATTAAAGCATTTAAAATATCTGATTTGCCAGAAATACCATCTTCTTTATATTCAGAAAGTCTAATAATATCTGGGCGTGTGTGTGGATGATCTTTTAAAACCTTATCAACATCTGTTAATAGAGACAAGGCTGCTAGTTGAGATAAAACAATTTCTGTGTATGTATTTTCAGGAGGCAAAGATGTTTCTACATCTTCTTTATTGTCTAGTGAAGGGACCTGTTCTGTTGGAATATTGGGGGTTTCTGGAATTTGTTCCTGTTCTGATAATATAAAAGAAAGAGATGATAAAAATTTGCTATTAATTTTATTTTTTGATAAATTAATTTGTTCTTGAATGAAATCTTGGATAAAAGTTGCGTTTGGCATATTTAAAATAAAATTAATTTTTACTATTAATAATTATAGCAAACACTAGCCTTAATTAATTTAAAATGATAACAACTCAAAACCTTTTAAAAGAAGTAAAAAAAGCTCTAGATGAATGTCAGACTTTTCATTGTGTGATTGTAGATTCAGAAGTATACACCAAAGAAATAACAGATTCAACACTAGCTTGTCCGGGGCTAAGAAATTTGGCTTGGTTAGAACCAGAAGAGGGTATTTACATTATAAATTTAGAAATAATGTTACATTTTAAAAATAAAATGACATCAATAGCTAGGTTATTTAAAGAATTAATAAATACAGGACATTTAGTAATTTCTAAAAGGTTTAAAGTGCCTCAATATTTGCCAAAATTTCAATTTAATAAAAAACAAAAGAAACAAACTTATATAGCATTAGTTACTTTATTTTCCCCAAATGCTCAAATAGATCTTTGGGTTAATTTTATTAAAAATATGAAAATACCTAAAGATACAAAATTAAGTTTGTATATAGGCAATAATACCGGTTATAAAAATTTTGAAGGAATAATAAAAAATAAACTTAAAAAAGTTAATTACAAATACTCCACTTTAGAAATTTTAGATTTGGGTAAACCATACAAATCTAGAATAAATGCAAATTATTTTGAAGTAAATAAACACGCTCACGTGGCTATGTGTTATTCTAACATTTTAAAAGAATTAGTAGATTATTATGACTATATTTTAAAATTAGAAGATGATATGAACCCTCCTGAAGAGGGTCTTAAAGTTTTATATTCTAAAATGAAAGTTTTAGAAAAAACCAAGAAAGTAGCATCGGTGGCGGGCGTGTATAGACAAAAGGCAGATCCAGAATTAGCTTGTATTTCTATGCAACCTGTAATTTGGGGTAAAACTCCCAAAATAGAAAACATTCCGTTTAAAACTTTTGAAGTAAAAATGCAAGGCGGTGGTTTTGCCTTATACAATTCTCAAGCTTTAAAAGAGTGCCTTCCTTATAGATTGACCTTTAAACTTCCTTCTGGAAATTATTATATGTCTGGATGGGATGGCACTCTTGGTGAAGACCTTTCCACAAACGGGTGGACTCAATACTGTGACGGCTCTCTTTATTGTGAACACGTTTTTTAATCTGGAGTCTTAACTTTAAAGATATATTCTGCACCATTTTTCTTCATGGTTTCAAACATGTCTAGAGTCATATTATAAAACTCCACTTGTTTTGAATCTGGTACGCATCCGGTGTATCTATCCAAAATTAGATACATTACAGCTGCTACCCACATAGGGTCTATATCATGTGTTGCCTCATCCTTTAAACACGGCAACCACATATTATCCTTTTCTGAAAAAACCCTTCCGATGCTTACAAGGTTTTCCACTGATTCATGATTAATTTCTTCACTCATATATTACAGTATTCTAAAAATCTTTTTTCGTCAAAAATGTTATCTAAATCATTATATGGGCATTCATATAATCTTCTGCCAGACCAATCATAGTCTTCCATATAAGAATCTATAAGATGTCTAAATACTTTGGGTTGAGAAGGTAAAATATTTGTGTGTATTTGATGTCCAAATACTACCGGTGAATTGGCTATCCAGGCCACTGCTGATGGAATTTGCAAAGCGGCTGCTACATGTTGCACCATTGAATCAATAGCAATTATTTTATCAGCTAAACGGGTATAACAGAATAAATTTCTTATACTATCTGTAATACTAATAGTATTTTCTAATTCTAATTGTTTGTCTTTTCTGAAGTGTAAAACTTTATCAAAATTTTTATAAACTTTATTGACAATTTTTTGAGCAAACGATGGTGGCAAATCTCTTGCCCATGAATATTGTGAATCATTGGATTCAGACCCACCACCAAAAGGGTGAATTAATAATATAGGACCCTTTTTGTCTATAAGACGAGCCGTTTCCACTAATTCTCTTTGAGATAAAAATATTTGTGGCTGCATGGAAATACAGGGTATATTAAACAAATCACACCATATCTCTATTAAACTTTTGCCTTGATGGAAAAATTCACCAGAATGATATGGCTCAGATCTTAAAATAATAGATTCTTTGTTTAAAATAAAATCCTCATAAAAGTAAGCAAAATTGCCGGTTTTATAAACCCGATACACTTCCGGATTGTGTAAAAACACTTCTGGCCAGGGTGTAACTACTATTAATTTATGTTGAGCATATGCATTTTTTATAGAAGAGCAGACTGCTGTGGCTAAGATGTTTTTTCCCACACCCCCTTCTACGTGAAAGATAACATATTTTTCTGACATATTATTTTGTTATTTTAATTAAAAAATCCAATTCATCACCCGTTGGATTGCCGCATTTTATATTTTTATATTTTTTATCAGAACTTTCAAATTTTAATTTTTCTGAAACATTAGAAATAAAATACTTGCTGCAATGTTTTTTAAACATTTTAATGACACTTTTTAAAACAAAGTTGTCTTCTTTTAAAAATTCTAAATTATCTGGAGATATAAAAGTGTTTTTAAAAATAGTAAAAATTTTTAAATTTAAATCTTTGTAAACAATTTTAAATTCTAATAATATGTCTAAAATTTCTTTTTCTAAGAAAAAATTAAAATAAGATTCTTTTCCGGATATTTTCTTTTTAGACAAAATTTCCCACTCATGCAATCTATTTAAAGTGCGAGTTATTAAAGTGTTTACATAGAGATGTAGTGGAAAAATTATTATTCTTTCCTGTAAATACACCACCAATGTGTCTTTAATTTTCATCCTTGACTAGGATAGCATCTAAAATAGTTTCTTCAACTAGTTCTGGGGGCAATTTATGAGAAGCTTCTAGTAAAGTGTTTTTTAATTCTTTTAAATGTTGAATAATTTTATTTTTTAAATGATAAGTTTCTATCATTTGTTCTTTAGAAAGAGAAGAAAAATTGGGAGTTTCTTGTAAACTTAGGGTTTCTAGCAAAGGTTCAGAGGTATGTGCTATTAAATGAGATAATCTTTTGTATAAACGATCCAAAGGTGATTTGTAAGATTCATTTACATCTAAATTAACACTATTTAACATGTGTTTTAATAAAACAGTTTTTTCTGATTGAATATTGGACCTATTTAAAAATTCTGGACCCTTAATATGAATGTTAGAATATGGATTATAAACACATCCAGACCCAGAAGAGGGACTGTTACAATATATACATCTATCACTACTCATATGAACATGAGTATTTGTTGGTGAAAACAAACAAGGTTTGCCGAAAGTAGTTGAATTACAGTATATACAATGAGAGTCTGACATATTAGTTATTTAATGTTAAATTTTTTGGTGGTGAACCTATTCGAAGATTAATAATGCCGTTATAATAATTTTTTTTAAATAAAACTCCTCTATCAAATTGTTCCTTGGCTTCAAAATATGCTAATTCCCATTTACTAGAACAGGTTTTTATAATTTTAAAAGAAAAATTATTTTTTCCTAATCTTTGTATATCATTATTTAAATTTTCAGAAGAACTTGTATAGGTTTTCCAGTCTGATTCTTTATAATCTATTCTATTTCTTTTTTTACCTTTTAAAGGTTTTCTTTTTATTCTAGAAGAACATTGTTTTTTACCTATATAAATTTTATTTTCTATAAGATTGGTAATTTCATATATAAAACCAAAAGTAGATTCATTTATTTCTACTCCCTCGTTTAGTATCCAGTGACCATTTTCTTTAGTATCCATTATAATTCTCGGGTCATTTTTCTTTTTATCACCGGGAATTTTTTATTTTTATTTTTTTTCTTGCCCCAATTAACAACAGACATGGTAGCTCTGGTGTCTACTTTGTCTATATTTTCGGGTCCCCAGGCGTCTACACTTCCGAATACTCCACCTACTCCGGCAGAATTATCTTCCATAATTTGTAAAAAAAGTTGTTGAAATTTTGTTGACATAGATGATTATAATAAAAAGTTAATAATATTTATGTTAAATTTTGATAAACTTAGTTCTGAACTTAAAGAAGACACTAAAGTAGATGAATTAAATCTTTTACAAAAGCAATTAACTTTACCGGCTATTAAACATAAATGGGTGGCTCGTTTAATAGAACAAAAAAGATATCTTAACAATTTAGAAAAAAAGAAAAAAATGGCTAAAATTGCTGTTCTTTCTTCCTTAGAAGAACAAGGTTTACCACCAGGTATTCCAAAAACTTCTTTAGAGAAAAAAATAGACAATTCTGAAACTATTCAGAAGATTAATGAAGATATTGACGAAACCACTCTTTTGATAGAATATTTGGAAAAGGTAGAGACCATTTTCCGATCTATGACCTATGATATTAAAAATATTATAGAAATTAATAAATTAGAAACTACATAATGGTAAAACTTTCCACCTTAAAGAACAATAAGCAGGCACAAATAACTTGTGATCCTGACATTTTGTCTTCTATAAGAGAAAATTTTTCTATATCAAATCCTTCATACAGAAGAAATAGTCCACATTACACTCCGGCTAGGCTTTACAGCATCACTCCGCAGGGAAAATATGATATAGGACTAACTGGAGATATTATATCTTTTTTAAATTTAAACAATTTTCAGCTAGAAGTTTCACCTGATTTAAAAAATTTATACAATCCTGGATTTCAAAATCCAGTTGTTTTATCTTTCAATTCTAAACCTTATAGAGACTATCAAGAAAAGAGTATTTATGCAGTTCTGAAACAAGGCAGAGGTGTCACGGTTATTCCCACAGCCGGGGGAAAGACTTTAATCATGGCAGGAGTTATTAAAAGTCTTACTGGAATGGTATCAAACAACCTTAAAACTCTGGTATTAGTCCCCTCTATACAATTAGTAGAACAAACTGCAAATGACTTTATAGAATATGGTTTGACAAATGTTTCTAAATGGTCAGGTGATAATGAATATAATCCCGATTCATCTATTATAGTGGCTGGCACACAAATTTTGATGTCTGAAAAAACAGATCTTTCGGTTTTAGCAGATATAAATGTACTGTTGGTAGATGAAGTTCATTCTTTAAAGAGAGGCAATAAAATAAATGAAGTTTTAAAATTTATTAACACATCTTTTAAATTTGGATTTACTGGTACCATGCCTTCTTCCAAAATAGACCAATGGAATATTATAGGAAAAATTGGACCGATTACTTACGAACAAAAAACTCATGTTTTAAAAGAACAATCCTATGTTTCCAATTTTAAAATTATTATTTTAAATGTTAAACATTTAGATGTTCCCAAATCTGAGTTAGATTTTTCTCAACCAGCATTGGCATATCAACAAGAATGTGAATTTTTGCAAAATTCTTTTAGGCGCAATGAAATTATTACCAATCTTTCTTTAAAATTACAAGAAAATAGCCTAATAATGGTGGATCGTATAGAACATGGTGAAATGTTATTTAATTTTATCAATCAACATCTCATTTTAAGAGAAATGGAAAGACCTGTATACTTCATACAAGGGGCTACAGAAATAGAAGATAGAGAAAAAATTAGAAGCCTGATGGATAAAAGAAGAGATGTTATTGTTGTAGCCATTTCTAAAATTTTTAGTACTGGAATTAATATTCCAAATTTACATAACATTATTTTTGCCTCAGCTGGAAAGGCTAAAATAAAAATAATGCAATCTATCGGTCGTGTACTGAGGTTACATCACACCAAAACTCTAGCTACAATTTTTGACATAGCAGATAATACAAAATATGGCAAAAAACACGTAGAAGAAAGAAAAAAAATGTATACTATAGAAAAATATGAATATATCGAAAAGGAAATCACGTAAAAAATCATTAGATAATGATGATTTTAATGAAATTGTCTATACAGAAGAAGAAGCTGAGTTTTTAGGTTTTGATCACCCTTCTCACGAAGAGGAAGAGGAAGATGAATTTATAGAAGAATCTTGTGAAGAAGAAGAGGAAGAAAAAAATGAAATTAAACCAGTTATCAAGAAAAAGAAGCCAACAGACAAAGAAAAATTTTATGTAAATCCTCAAGAATTTGATGATGAAATTGTAAAGTATTATAATTCCGGTGTAATGTCTGACAATCTAGCCATGATGGTTAGTAAGATTGCTAATAAATTGAGTTATGCCCCGAATTTTATTAATTACACTTATAGAGAAGAAATGGTAGGTGACGGGATTATTAGAATGTTTAAGGCCTTAACTTCTAAAAAATATGACCATGCAAAGGGATCTAATCCCTTTTCTTATTTTACAAGAATTGCTTTTAATGCTTTTCGTAATAGAATTAAAAAAGAAAAACATCTAAGAGATATTCATGAAAAGTATCAAAATGAATTGTTACTCTTTTCTGAAAATTACAATACAGTTGTAAAAAATAATCAATTAAGAATATCCAAAAACAAAGACAATTATTAAATGAAACTCAAAGGCCCTCAAGTAGGTATTTTTTCTGATATTCATATAGGTCTCGGTCAAGACAGTCCTGTATGGCATTCAAATATTTTAGACTTTGCAAAGTGGGTTTCTGGTGTATATTCAAAAAGAGGTATTAATGAAATTTTAATTCCAGGTGATATTTTTCATAATAGAAATGAAATTTCAGTTAATACACTCAACACAGCTAAACAATTTTTTGATATTTTAGCAGATTTTAAGATTTTTATTTCTACAGGCAATCATGATTGTTATTACAAAGAACGCAGTGATGTAAATTCTGTTTCTTTATTCGGCGGATGGAAAAATATTTTTGTAATAGACCAAAAACCAGAAATTTTTACAATTGACAATTCAGATAAAACCTTATCCATGATTCCGTGGGGCACTCAAATATCTGAGATGCCTAATTCAGATTATTGTTTAGGACATTTTGAAATAAAAAATTTTAAAATGAATAATCATTCTGTGTGTTTGCACGGAGTTTCTGCTGATGATTTATTAAACAAATCAAAATACATCATTACAGGACATTTTCATAAAAAAACACATAGAATATATGAAGAGGGTGAGATTTTATATATAGGCAGTCCTTATCAACAAAATTTTGGAGATGTGGATGAAGAAAGGGGCATTTATATTTTTGATTTAAACAAGAGCAGCTTTGAATTTATAGAAAATAATGTTTCACCTAAACATATTAAGTTGTCTCTTTCTAAAATATTATCAAAAGAACTGCCACAAAATTATATTAAAGAAAATGTACCAAATAATATGGTATGTTTATTAGTGGACGAAACATTGCCACCAGAAGATTTGAGTCTCATTTCTTCAAGGTTGCAAAAAATAAATCCAAAATTTTTCAGAATGGATTATAAAGTAAAAGAAACTAATTTACAATCTTTAGACAATACAAATACATATGATTCGGTAGACATTCCGTGTAATATCAAGGATTTTGTTTTAGCATTAGATGTGCCTCATAAAGAAGAAATTCATTCTTATCTTAATGAGCTTTACCACAAATTAGCAGTATAAATTTTATGAAAGAAGATATAGGAATTGGTATTATAGATGTATATTCTCAATTGGAATTGACTCAATGTTTAGAATCTGTACCAAAAGATTTGCAAAAAAATATTTTTTTGGTTTCTAACACTAAAAATAAATCTGTTTTAAATATTCCTTATTATAGATTTGATAGAGAAGTTTCTTTTGCTTCTATGCGCAACAGAATCTTGAGTCATTTTAGATTGCAAAACAAAAAATTTTTATTTTTAATGTTTTCTAATTTTGCAATTACAGAAAATACTTTTTTTGAAGATGCAGTCAAAACTGCATCTAATTTTGGCACTTGGTGTATGACTGGACCGAGATCGG